CCTTTATATTGCCCATAGTGGCGTCATCAAAAGATATAACCCTATGGCCTTTATCATCAGGTTCAAGAGTGTCTATGTCTTGAGTCATGCGACTCTTAAGTTCGCTTTGGCGATCTGCCAGCATGCCCATCTCAGTCTTTAATGCTAGAAACTGACGAGCGTTTTTCTTTAACTCTTCTATATTCATTAGTACCCCCTAGGGGCACCACATTAGTTATCTTCTAGAGACTTGTCAACCTTGATGTAGCTTTCTAACGCCTTGATAATAATGCTAGTAACTGTAACGCCCTCTTTAGCGGCCTTCTTCTGAACGGCAAGCCAAATATCATCCGAGACGCGGATGGTACGGGTNGGTGTCTTAGGTGCGTTAGGCATTCATCAATTATACAATAGAACTCTGTAAGAACTGCTTTAAGCTACCAGCGCTCATTTCTACTCCGCCGTCCTCAGTTATGCCCTCACCATCAATAACAGCATTGGCTAAGGCGTTCTTCTGCTGTAAAACTTCCCATTGGCGCTGCTCAATAGAGCCTGTAGCAATGATGTCAGTAATAACAATAGAAGGCCACAGACTAGAGGCGCGCTTGATACGACCATTGCGTTGGACGGCTGTGCCTGAGCTCCATGGCAGGTCATAGTTAATCAATAGATTAGCGGCAGGTAGATCCACCCCATAACCACCAGCGTCACTAGATATAAGAACACGCACAGCGGGGTCTGTATTAAAAGCAATCTTGTTAGTCTCTTTAGTCTTAGCGTCTAACTTGCCTGAATAAAGGCGGCATTGTTCTCGGCCCAAAGCGTCAGCAATCATGTCCAGCATGTCTACATAGGTAGCAAAGATAACTACCTTATTCTCGTCATTCTGCTCTAGAAAGTCTTTTACATACTGAACTAGGTAGTCAAGCTTAGGTGAGCTAGTAACACCCTCAAGGGCACCTCCAATAACCAGCTCATTTGCGTATGCAGAGCCTTCTCCATTCATCAACTCAAACTTACTAGAGCTAGTACGGAGCAGGTCTGGGTGAGAGCAGAGCATCTTTAGGCAACCAATCTTAGACATGATCTTGCCACGCATCTCATCTTCAGGGCCTCCTCGTGAAGACTCTAAGCCGTAATGAGAAAAGACATTAAAGGACGCCCCAAATAAAGTCTGAGCCTCTTCTAAGTCAAACAAAAGGTCATTTACAATCTTGGAGTAAAGCTTGCTTGTTTTACGATCAAAGCTAATCTTGATTGGGTCTTGATGAATGGTCTCTGGAAGGTAAGGAGCTACATCTGGATCTTTCTGAGCTTTACGAACAGAGGCGGCTTTCATAGTGGTGTGTAGGGTGGATAAGTTTCTATAGTAATCAACGCCGCCCCAGCTATTTCTTACAATAAAAGCTGAGTCAAAGATGTCAAAGCGACCAAGAACAGAAGGGTCAACAAATTGCATGATGGAGTACAGCTCTTCAGGCTTACCATTTTCAATAGGAGTGCCCGTAAGAGCAAAGCGATAGGGGGTCTGAATTAACTTCTTAACCTGCTTAGATCGCTTAGACTTAAACGATTTAATGGCCGTAGCCTCGTCTAGTACTACAAATCCTCTAGGAAGTCTTTCGACGAACTTCCAATCGTTGACCACTTGTTCATAGTTAAGAACAATGTAATCAACCCCAGAGTTACGCCAATCATAAGCCTCTTCGTATTGGGCTTCTCTTTTAGACGGGGTTCCATCAATGACCAAAGCGCGTGAAGTGCCATCTGTAAACTTCTCAATCTGGTTAGCCCACTGGTATTTAAGTGAGGATAAGCAAATGATAAGGCCTGGCTCATCTATTTTCCGCTCATCCATCAAGCGTTCTATAGCGGCTATGGTAATAACAGTCTTACCCAAACCCAAGTCATAGGCAACCAGCATGCTAGAGCGGTCGCACATGCGGTCTACTGCCTCAGGTTGGTATGGAAGGAGAGTCCCCGTAAAAGTCATTTGATTCTTTACGCTCCCTTCTTTCTTTTAGAGTCTTTTTCCAGTGGCAAGCGTGACAAAGCACTTGACAGTTTTCAAGTTCCGCTATTTTTTTGTTATTTTTATCAGACATGGACCAAAGTTTTGCGGGGTTCATGGTCTTTTTAGATGGGTCAATATGGTCTACCTGAAGTCTATCAGAACCGCCGCAGTGTGCGCAGGGGCCGTGAGAATCTACCCAAAGTTGACGACGATTGCGCATCCAGTTTCTTTGGTATTTCTTCATTACATCTTTATCAATGTAAGGGCTCACTTTAAGCCGTTCATCCAAGTCTTGATCATTAGTTCAAGGTCCTCAATAGTACCGTTATTAGTAAAGATCTGGTCTACAGTAAATGTCGACATTTCAGACTCAGATATATGATTGTTAATAGCGCCTACACCTGGGCGCTCTACGCGCCAAATATGACTTGAAACATGTACGTTATTTTTAATGGCATCTGCTTCATTTTTAAAACGAACATCTGTTATAACAAAATTATTTAAGTAATAAGCCACTGGTGGAATATGCTTTAGAGTCTGATCTATCCAATGGGTTTCTCCAAATACCTTACGGGCACCTACTCCCAGAGTCTGTAAAAGTCTTCTAACTTCTGGTTGAGCTTTAGCTATATCCCAGCCATACTCATCTACTAATGAACTAAGACGATTACCTTTATCAAGGATTGGGTTTACTTCTAAAAGAAGGTCTCGAATTGGGTCAGCAAATGCCAAGCGGATAAATCCGTAATGATCTACAAGAACTTTTGCTACTGAGTCTTTACCACTTCTAGCGTAACCTGTTAGACCGATAATCATGCAATAGCCTTCTCTCCACGAATCATGTGCTGTGCGTTCTGTAAACCGGATACTACTTCTGCTCGACTCATAGCGCCAACATCTTTAACGTCAGTGTCCTTATAGTTAAAGAACCATGCTTCAGCTTTTAACTCTCGGCAGCGAATAATCATATCTCTAGAGGCTACTCTGCCAGCCTCATCATTGTCTAAAGCAAAGATTATGCGGTCAGCTCCACGTATTGCGCTTAGCTGTTCAATAGTGATTGAGCAGCCAAAAGTAGCAACTCCGCCTGGTATACCTATTGAGGCTAACCGTACAACGTCTAATGGAGACTCAACAACAATCATGTCACCCGATTTGTACTGTTGATAACCAAAAAGTGCTTTGCCCTTTTTCATACCTTTTGGGTGATTGTTAAAATATCGTGTACTAAATCCTTTTTCTTGCCAGCCTAGTAAAGTACCATACACATGTCGCACAGGAATAATCCAGTTACCGTTATGTCTGTCCCAACGAATACCGTATAGATTAGCGGCTTCACGTGTGAGACCTCTTGCTTGCAAAGCTTCAGCCGGCACATCTACAAAAGCGCTGAGCATTGATTCAGTAACTCTTACTGTCTCTTCTGCTTGCGCTTTCTCGGGTTCGGTTAAGCGCATAAGACGAGCTACTAAGTTCAGGTTAGTGTTTGCCCAGTCGGTAGCCTGATCTAACGGAACACCTCGTACATAGGCAACTAGTGAATAAAGATTTCCCTTAAACCCGCATGAAAAGCATATGTGAGCGCCAGAGTCCGCGTTGATATACCAAGAGGGGTTACGATCTGGATGCCCTGTTCGTTCCTCATGTGCTGGGCATTCCCCTTGCACTTCCCAACCACGAGTTCCAATGACCTTAATGCCAAGGTCGGCAAGAGTTTCCTGCATCTCTTCTACTGTCATAGGTCGTTGTTATCCATCTCTCTAAAAGCGCCAGTGTTCCAATCCCACATTAGTGACACCTCACTAAGGCCTGAGTTACGGCTGGCAATAACACGAAGCAATCGGGTGTCATCTACGTTCTCATCCTCGCGCTGAAGACCAAAGATAACGTCAGCATCTTGGTGGAAAGATGAGGAGTAACCGATAGAGTCCGCGCTAACCTGACCTTTTTTCATCTTCCATGCAAGAGCCTGAGTAGAGATAACAACAGGCTTGTTAATCTTCATGGCTAAGCGCTTAAGGTTGCGAGTGATCTGCGTAATTGCTTGTGGAGTATTGGACTCACCAGTTACCTCATCAAACATAAGGTAGGTTCCATCAATAAAGACAATATCTGGGTTCTTTCCTTGAATCTTGCTGGCAACGGCACTTACGGTTAAACCGCTAGAGGAGTCTGTAAACCAGAAGTCATCATTCATATCTTGAATGCTAGTAACAATACGCTCATAACGCTGCTCTTCTTCAGCGGTAAGGGTTCCTGTCATAAGTCGTTTGTGAGAGATGCGAGCACGCATAGCGTAGTAACGAGTCTTCTGCTCGTTGTTGCTCATCTCAAATGACATGAACATAGGCTTGTGACCATTAAGGTGACAGTTAATAGCTATCTGCAAAGCAAGCGTTGACTTACCTGTCTTAGGGGGTGCAACAATAACTACTAGCTGACCTGGTTGTAGGCCTGAGGTAGAAGCATCCATAGTTGGAAAGCCGGTAGGTAGACCTAGTAACCCTGGACTGTTCTTACGGTTTATGTACTCTTCCATAGCAGACTTAGCAGCCTTTCTAATTTCAAGGTCGTTAGTAGAACCAAGACCAGACTGCTCTAGTAGAGCAAAGCCTTGTTGTAATTTAATAAGCGCGTCTTCATGCGCATTAAGCTTCTTAGATTCAAGTGACTGACTAGCATCAATCATCGTATTAATAATTAAAGCCTTACGACGACCTTCTACTAACTTATTAATGAAGTAATCAATGTGGTCTTCAACTACTGGGGGAGTGTAGTTTCTAAAGTTAGACTGGATGATCTCTAAGCTAGGGCACTCTTGGTATTCAGTGTAGTGATGCTGTAAGAACCTATAAAGATTCTTTTCTTCAGTGTCAGCAAACCACTCTTCAGTAATTCCGCGCTCAAGGGCGTAACCAATACTCTTTTCAGTAATGATCTTGCTTATTAGATAAGCTTCATTGTTCATAGATAGTTAAAGTCCATTCCCCAGTGACCGTACCGTAGCAGATTTTTTGGTTGATCTATAACGCCAAGAACTTCAGGTCTGTATGGCAAGTCTTGCATCACAGCCTCTATAGAGTCATAGGCTCTTGAGTAGCGAAATGGGTTAGTACCCATCGCATCTAAAGTAAGCATCAACTCTTCAAGGTCCTCTGAGTTAATCTCATATGAAATCAGCTCAAGGGTGACCCCTTTGCGCGTGGTGTACAAATAAAACTTACTAAGGATGTCTTTACGTAGCTTTAGCTCTCTATGTACCTTAGGTATTATTTTAAACCGTTTTGTAATACTAGATTCCACAATTGAAAACGCGTCTGTTGTAACGAGTATTCTCTTGGGGAGCTCATTACTGATGTCCCCGTTCTTCATTTAGTAGACCTCAATCCTTCCGTACTTGATAACAAACTCTCTAAAGTCTTTGCTTGACTTCTTGGCTTTAGCGGCGTCCTCTTCGGTGGCGCGGCTTGAGATCTCTAATGGGTAAGTTCCGTTGTTGCTATCAATGCGAGACTTAACAAAGCGTGAGTGCTTGCAAGTACTGCGGCCTCTAAAACCGGGGCAGGTACAGAACAGGTTACCTTGCTCATCTCCAGATACTTCATAGATACCTGGCCCAGGCGTTTGAGTCTGACTCAAAAACACCTGAATAAGCTTGGTGGTCATTGCTCTACTCACTTTCTTAGATCCGATGTTTCAATAGGTAAGTACAGGAACGACTCGTGAGCAAAACTCTCGGTAGCATCACCGTATACGTAACCCCAATTGTCTAACGAAATGTTTGTAGTAACAATAGTAGGCAATCCATTGTTAAAGCGTGTGCGCAACACATGATGCAACATACTTTTCTGCCAACCAGATAAAGAAGCGTGCTCTTTACCAAGGTCATCAATAATCAGTACACGTATATTGTAAGAGTCATTTGGGCAGTCACCCAATATACCTTGATATAAAATCTGAGTTTCATCGTCAGCTTCATCCATTAACTCACCTTTAAGGTTGAGTATGTCGTTAAAAGTAATGAAGTAACAAGGACGAATAAGTACACGACCCTCTTTAACATCAAAAGCTTCAATAGGAAAACGAGTCATTATCTCTTGGATAATAGAGAGCGCTAGTGTGGTCTTACCGTGGCCAGGCTCTCCCCAAAGAAGTAATCCTTTACCGCACCTAGAGTTACCAGCAGAACGAATAATGTCTCCGCGCTCTAAAGCATCCATCCAAACATCAATCTTCTTACGGTCATCTGCATGTATGACAGTGCAATCATCTAGTAACCAACCAAGACGATTTGGATTTATATTTGCGGCTTTAACCCAGGCTTTACGTCGTATCTTTAAGTCGTCAAGTTTGAACACTAAAACCTCTCCAACTGTTGCTTAGATACATCTTTAGCTTTGGTTACTTCTTCTGGGGCGCTTGTACTTTGCTGAGCCGCTATTTGCAGGCTACCAAAGTTCTTAAGGAACAACCGCCAGACCATATCAGAGTCCTTAACCTTCTTCTCATGATCTAGCCGACCAAAGAAGATGTCCATCATCTTGACCTCAACATCGCCTGTAGTGCCATAGCTCTTTCGCGCTTTTGCGTATGCCGTTTTAAATACCGCTCGAGAACCCTCCCACGGAGTTATGTCCCACCTGACCATGCGGTTGGCAAACTCAAAGACTGCGTTGTCTATGGACCAATGGTTTGGATCG